TTCCCTCGATTTCCCTCGATTTACCTTATTTGGAGGTGTCCCCTCCCGCAAAACAAATCAACCCCACCAACTCCCAGCACAAAAACCGAGACCTTCCTCCCGATTGTTCCACGTGGAACGCCCGATTAGTCTAGGATGTCGAGATCCTTGTTCTTGATTGCCTTATATACTTGCCTAATACAATGTATTGATAATAAAACCAATAAAGAAACTATGATTATAGGCAGGGCGTCGCCCGTAGCTATAACATACCGCCCCAACTCAAACGCCATGTAACCACAAAACAAGGTAAGTACGAAATATATAAATATACCCATAAAAATATACAATAAGTATCCGTAACTTAGAAACAATACCCAAATAATATAATTAATTGAGTATCAACAATATAATATATATCAAGCCTTAGAGCTACCTCTAAGGAAAGATAAGCCCAGACATAGATAAAAAATATACAATAAGTACCGCCTATTATATACCTTTTAGGATCGATTCACGCACGAAACCATACATAAGGGCACAATATACCCGTCCGCATGGATATATATGTATACAAAATAATGCTAAATAAGGCATTTTGCTTACACATTTTCGATCAAGGCTTAAAATTTGCCGCCTCAACACTTTTATGCGTAAGCAAAATATATACATATGCTATCATTTTGTAAAATATAGGCACAAAAAAGCCCTTCCGTCCTATATCACTACAGTACGAAAGGGCACAAACTTTAAATCAAATAAAAACAAACGATCTATTGTCGTAATTTGTTTGCCATGTAACTAACACGTTTCCGCCTACATTTATCAGATTCCCTACTACAATCTAATTTATTAGACTTGTATAGCTCTTTGGTAAGCTCAATATAGAACTCAATTTGAGACTTTCTTGCAGCGTCTAAAGCCTTTTCCTTTTTAAGTGCTAGCTTTCTATTAAGATTATCAAACTTTCTCCTATACATAATTTATTCGTTTTAAATTGCACCAATAAGAAACGGTAAGCCTGGGACAATACGGCCGGCGTTATCGATACAGCCAGCCGAACGCCCGCACGCCCGCCAATTAATTTGTATTTGTCCCTTTGCCGACAACGAAGCCGGCCAAATACGCACATACGTTTCCCGTGATACGTACCGACAAGGCGCACTTTGTGCGTCAATTTAACCGCACAAAATACCCTTGTAAGGGTTGTTATTTTAATTAATACATATAACATACAAGTATTTAAGCAACCCTATATGTTATTGCATTGATATATTGATACGGTTATAACCCCGTAATGCACTCCATGCGTGCTACTCTTACTACACATGGACATACGCCCTATACATGCGTATATACACCAATATACCCCGTGTTTTTACACGGCCTACTAGGTAGACCCAGCGTAATTACCGAATTAATATAAACCTAAAGATAATGGTACTATCATAGACTATAATAGTACCTAAACCACATTGTTAAGCGGCGGCCTATCTACTGCAAGTTCTCGATACCCTAACAACCAGCAATATGTTTATATCAAAATATCAAATATCTTACCTATTTAGTCTAAATCAGTAGCGCGACGGGAACGCATAGGTGTGCTACCATAACGCCCCTATATACAAATGATATAGGGGCTAATTATTTGCTATCTTTCATTTTTGGGGTGTGTCAAATAGTAAGTAACACACTTTGCAATGAGATTAAACGTATACCGTTTGATAGGTACGGCGCACTTTATGATACGTTTGTCTGCTCCGTTAAACGTTTCGTAATATATACCAAAATCGTACTCTATAGGCTCATTATATCCAAAGCGTTTATGAGACGATCCAAGTATTGCTATATCCTCTATTTCACTCATTTTAAGCTTTTTGTTTTTATCCTGTTCGCTTTTATCATAGTATTCACGCTCTACTTCCTTGTATGCGCAAAACGTATTATTTACTCGTGGGAGTATTTCTTTGCAAAGTTGTATTACTACTTCTTTGTCTTTAGCTAAAGCAACCAAAGCGGGAACGACTTCCTTTGATACTTTAATATCATTTTCTTTTAGTATGTCGTTTATTTCTTTACCAGATTTAAACAGGTTGCACCAAGTTTTTACTGCACCTGTTAATGTCTTTTCGTTTGATTTTTTAACTTCATTCTGCACTTTGTTAATCTCTTTACTTATCATATACTTTGCCTATACCTTTAGGACTTATAATGGCACCTGGTACGCCTTGTTTGTTAATGCTGTTATCTTTCAGGAGTAAATATACTACATGTTTTATTGTCCAACAAATATTTTGCAATAAAAATTCGACGATTATATGTAATAAATCTAATCAAATGTAAACATATATTAAAATATTGATTTATATGATTGACTATCAACAAGTTAAACACAAAATAATCATTCTTTTTTCGGCTAGCAGATCGTTTACCGTTCTTGTTTCCCGTCCTTTGTGGATTGGGGGGGGCTGGTCCAAAAACGGCAGCCCGGCCGGGCCGATTTCGGGGAGGTGGTCCGTCCCGCATATCCCCCTCCCCGAATATCCCTCATACTTCCAATAACGTCCCGCATATCCCCCTCCCATCATACCCCACCTCATCCTTCCAATAACGTCCCGCATATCATCCTCCCCGAATATCCCTCATACTTCCTCACAACCATATCACCTTCCATCTCATTTAATTTGTTATATTTGCGATATAATTAAAACATAATATATTATGAATAAAGAAGTTAAATACATGATGGGGGGGGGGAGTATTTTAACCATCAGATAAGGAGGGGGTATGTTTAGGCGCAGGACTTCTTCTTCCGGTAAGATCCACTACCGTATTAATATAGACAAGATCATGTGTCCTAATCCTGTAGATATATATATTGATGGAGATACATATCAATCTGATTTTAACGGATCTTATCTTGATATATATCGCAATAAGAAGATAGAAGTTATAAGAATAGGTGGACAGATAGTTTCAAAGGATCAACAATATGAGTACAACGTTTTATTAGGCACAACTGGAGGTGTTTCAAAAGGGACTCTTACGTATCTATATGATTCTGGTGTGCATTGTGATTTAGCTGATACGGAGTTATACGGGGATAGGACAACTGAATTTACTCCTATAACGGAGATAACCGATCCTGAGGAGATCATCAATTTCACTTACATGCCTAAATTGTATAATCATATTACAAATAAAGCTCGTATAACTTGGCAAGGTGATCTTATAACAAGTGGTTATTGTATAACAGCCAATGCTTGTGAGGGATGTCAATCTATTGCCGTTGGAACTGGCATTTACAATAATACCTATAACGTAAATATAATAATTGTAGCACCATCATGATATCTTATGAGGAGGATTTAGTACCAAAGGGAGGTAGACCTCCCTTCATCCCTCCGGGCCTACCCATCGGGGCTTCCGCCGGCTACTTCCCTTGGTATATATCTTTATTATGGAATAATAGATAGGTAGTGGCACGACCACCACCTTAATATCGTA